CAGTCGGCGCCATTCCAATGCCAACATTGCCACCAAAATAACTTCTTGCAGTTCCATCAAAGTAAAGAGCATAATTGCCAGTGGCAGAATTGATTGTAGAACGATAACCAATTTCAACTGTAATTGCAGAACCTGCTCCAATAGTGGTAGGAGTTGCTCTAAAATGGTTCAACTCACTTACTGTGAACGCAGCCGCTTGAGTTGTAGGTACAGAATCATATATGACAACGGTTCCAGTAATGGCAGAACTTATTGTTGGAAAGGCTCGGGTAATGTTCAAGTTAGCACTTGCACTTATTGGTGTTCCTGCGACACTAAGCAGTGTCGTAGTGCCTGGAGTTGCTCCAATGCCAACGCGGCCAGCAGAGTCAATACGCATACGCTCTGTGCTTGCATTAGTGCCAAAAGAAAGATGACCCGTTGCAGATTGATTGTTAAACGCAATATCATTTGATGATGTGTATAAACTTAAAATTGTAGAAGCAACACTGTTACCCATACGAAAGTCAGATACAGTTGTTGATGAATTTATATGTAAATCTGCTAGTGGAGTAGTAATAGCGATACCAACATTTCCATCAGCATCAATAACAAACGGCGTGGTATCTGAAGCTACATCATTGACTCTAAATGAGTTGCCAGTGCCGTTGTTTTGAATTGTGATCGGTACAGATGTGCCGCTTGCAATTGTGAAAGTGTTTGCACCAGTGAAACTGTTATCAAGCCCGAGGATGCTGGCACCGCTAATGCCTTGCGTGCCAGTTGTGCCTTGCGTGCCAGTTAAGCCCTGAGTACCTGTAGCACCCTGAATACCCGTAAGTCCTTGGCTACCTGTGGCACCTTGTAATCCAATTAGACCTTGAGTACCTTGGGTTCCGTTTGTACCTTGACTGCCAGTTGTTCCTTGCAAACCTGTCAAACCTTGTGAGCCCGTTGTTCCCTGTGCGCCTGTTAATCCTTGCAATCCTGTTGTGCCTTGGATTCCTTGCACACCATTGGCACCAGTCGTGCCCTGTGTTCCGTTTGCACCCTGCGAACCAGTGATGCCTTGCAAACCGATTATGCCTTGCAAACCTCCAGTGCCTTGCGTTCCAATCGCACCTTGTGCGCCCACTGTGCCTTGAACGCCTTGGCTACCAGTTGTACCTTGATTTCCAAGAGCACCCTGGGTGCCAGTAAGTCCTTGCAATCCTGTTGTGCCTTGCGCTCCAACAATTCCTTGGGCACCAGTAGTTCCCTGAATGCCTAAAGTCTGTGTAATAAGCAAAAGGTCTTTGTTGTTCGAAAAGCCAGACGTGCCAGTCCCGCCGCTAGATAGCAACGCCACTGGAAATGTAAAATAGCTATTGGACACAGATGAAGGCGTGCCGTTCACTTGCCACTCTTGAAAGTTGAGCGAGCTGAGCGGGTCTTGAATAAACAAAATGTCATTGATTTTGATATTCGCAAGCAAAATGTCGATGTCTTGCACACCACTTGTACCGCTATTGGTTTGATGCGAAATGTACAGGTTGGTTGCGCTCGTTTGTGTGGCGTTATTCCATATGATGTCACCACTAGCAGGCGGCGGTGTTGTCGTAGAAGTGTCTGACAGATAGGCAAAGATGGATGATGATGTGCCGCTTGCGCCTGTAACACCTTGCGCACCCTGAGTACCAGTGACACCTTGGCTGCCAACAGTGCCCTGCAACCCCTGTGTTCCTTGGAGTCCGCTCAAACCCTGTGTCCCAGTTAAGCCTTGAGTCCCTTGGCTACCTGTAGTGCCTTGCGCACCGACTACCCCTTGCAGACCCTGTGTGCCTTGTAAACCAGTTGCACCTTGTAATCCAGTGGTTCCCTGTGCGCCGACAGTCCCTTGCGTACCGATTGCACCTTGAGTACCAGTTAAACCTTGTAACCCAGTGGTTCCCTGAGCACCAACAAGACCTTGTGCTCCCGTAGCTCCTTGGATGCCAGTGAAACCTTGTGTGCCAGTGCTCCCTTGTGACCCTGTAGTTCCCTGAACACCCTGAGTACCTTGCGCGCCTTGAAGCCCTTGGACTCCCTGAGTGCCTTGCACTCCCTGGATTCCTTGCGTGCCTTGTGTGCCTTGATTCCCCTGAATGCCTTGTGTCCCTTGTACACCCTGAGTTCCCTGAACCCCTTGAATGCCTGTAGTGCCTTGAACTCCTTGTAAACCTTGCACTCCTTGAGCACCCTGAGTCCCTTGAACACCTTGAGTTCCTTGTGCACCAGTTGTACCTTGGAGGCCTTGTGGTCCCTGCGCACCAGCATCAGAGACAAGGACGGTGTTGATGTCTTTGACAACGGTAACTTGATTCTGGTCATTAGACACGTGTCACCTCTGGTGCTACTGTTAGTTGGCCTTGAATCAAACGGTCCTTGAATGAGCCAGATGTAAGCTCGACATCATAAACGTAATAACCCTCTTCAAGCGCTGCAGTCTGCGTAGCAGTCATTGTGATTGTGACAATGCCAGTTGCACCAGTGATAACAATGCCACCACTTGGGCTGGTTAGCGTAAGCTCTGCAGTGTCAGAGCTGTACTGCTGACGCACCTGCATAGCGGCAGTGTACCCAGTCAAGTTGATTGGCGCACCAGTCGAATCTTCATATGTGACGACAACAGTCCAGGTTGCACCCTGGTCGATAGTCGCGTTGTAAATGCCAGCTGTCATCAGTTAGCCTTTTCTGTAGCCCAAACGAGGAATGAACCGAGAGCGATAAGTGCAATCGGAGGAGAAAACAAAGCGAGCCCAGTCGTCACAAGTGCGACTCCGCAAATCTCGATTACGAGGCTGGCATCAATGCGCTTCATGATTCTCCTAGACTTGGATTGAGTGATAAGTGACTTTTGGAGCGATTGGCTCGGGATTGACAAGAGCGTCTGTGCGCCCCAAGTAAGCGAGAACAGCGGCGATTAGACCGTCAATCTTGTGGCTTTGTGATGGCTTCATGACTTGACCATACCGTGTTGGTACCGCATTCGTCACGTGCCGTGTGAGTTCTGGTTTGCCGCTGTGTTTCAAGCGACCCTCAAGAATGTCCTCGAGAAAGCGGTCTAGGCCCTGCGCCATCAGCTTTCGCTGGCTAGAAGGGTAAACCGCGACTACTTTATCGGCGAAAGTCGAGTTCCAAGCGTCAAGGTAAGACTGCCACCCCGAAGGGTCGGCCCATATCTTGTGGACTTTGTATTTCACAAAAGCGACTCGCACTGCTTCGTCAACTTCAACTCTCGGAACTTCCCACCCGTAACCCGCAGGCCCTGGTGGTCGCTCCCAACACTCGAGTTGGAATATCTTGCCGTCTTCAACGCGGCACGCAACCAAAACGGTTGAGTCGTCTTTTCTTGAACCGTCATAGCCGAGGACGACCTCGGTGCCTTCGAGCAGCTCTTCAGGTTCTGCTGCAGCGTTCCAGGCTGTGATGTCCATGTAACGGTCAGTGTCCGTGGACGGCTGATTCAAAAAGTAACGGCGTGCGTCCGACGCTTTAGTCATCGGGTCTTGTATTTCGGCCATTAAACGGTCAGCGTCCAGCCACTTGAATGCTGGGCCGTACACGAAAGCGAGCGCTTTTCTCAGCTTCTCGCTATCGTGTAGGTCTGGAACATCGGGCGCTTGCTTGTGGTCGAATAACAGGCCTTGATTTTTTGTGCGGCCTTCTTGTATCGAAATCCATAAGCGGTGCGTTTGTTCGGCGATTGATTCCTCGCCGACCGAATACATTGTCGAAGTCTCTAACATCCAAGGGTCTGCAGCTTTGCGCTTGGCTAAGTTACGCCGAACGGTTTCATGCATTCGCTTGAGCTCTGGACTCGAATAGAGGTGTGTTTCGTCAGCAACAGCAAAAGACTCTTTACCACCGTCTTTTGATGCGGATGCAGCCGTTGATGGGACAATTTCGCCGCCACCTTTGAGGAAAGTTCGTGTCAGGCCAACGTCGATGCCTGGATACTCAGTGCCAAAGTTCGTTTTGATGTGTTCCAGCATGTAGCGCACGTTGTCGTACGTGTTGCCAGACTGCGACTCTTCAGTTGCTAGGCATCTGATGAACGGGTACTGAACTGGTCTGCCAACTGGGTTGCCGCGTTGGTCCCAGTAGTCAAAGCGAGCAGGACCGAGAGCCTCAAAGCAAACGAGCATTCCAGCCAGCTCAGATTTTGCACGTCCTTTCGGGCGCGAGAAAAAGGCCCGCCTTGTAATGCGTCGTCCATTTTTGTCCAGTTCGTATGCCTTCAGTATAAAGGCTGCTTGTTCGTCGTCCAGCGTTATTGCTTCGCCTTGCACATCGCCTGGGCCGTGGACTAAGTAAGTCTCTATCCAGTCAATCGCGTCCCAGCCAAGTGAGATGAAGCTACTCTGTGGCCGTTTCTTCTTTGTCAAGTTCCCCCACCACTCTCAACAAACGAGTTCGTCGCTGGTCAGAAAGGGTCTTGTTGGATTTGGCCCCCTCTGCTTCACCATCAACCTGCAGTCGAAGCCGCATTCTGTCCTCTGGTGTTGCGCCAAACTTCGCGACTCGGAGCCGCAATTCTGCACCTACATTGTCACCGTTCCAAAAGGACGAGTGCAACAAAGCCGTATCAATCAAAAAATCCCAGTCAGTGTCAGTGAACGTGACAGCTTGCGCCGACTTGCGCCATGTGTCCCACCAACGAAATGTCTGTGAGTGCCAAGGGTAACCAGCTGGCAAGTCTGGACCGCGCAAAACGCCG